TAATATGACTCCTATTGTGATTAAAAACCAAACCCCATTTGCTCATCACCGTAATGACTCGCTGGAAATGCCATCTTTGGTAATTTAAAATTGGCCGGCAATTCTTGTTGATTGGGTGTACAGAGATAGCGTTCGACTGTTGTGATTGTTGTAAATGTACAACCACATAGCAGATTTTGGCATTGATGATAGCTGCGACGAGTTTCTTCACTCATCATTTCACTTGTGCGGGTTTTTGCTACAGCATTGCAGCGGGGACATATAAACGCCATGATATCAGCCCTCTAATTCTAATCAGGGGTTTGCTTAATATAAGCATATCACGACTTGTTACTATTTTTGTTATTTTCGTCACCCGTGCTCATTTCTGTATTCTTAATTTTTAATTCAAGTTCAAGTGAAGTTGTATAGCCACTGTCACCGATATTGTGCACCACTCTTGTTATGACCCATTCCGATGAATCAATGACAGTTTTAAAGCCCATCACCTGAGCATACAGATCGGGATAAAGATCCGGGCGGCCTCTTGCGAGAGTAATGCTAAATTCGGCAGCCCCTCGTTGCAAAGCGGCCCATTTCGCCGCGGCAGCACGGCGGGCTATACGTTCTGTCTTAAAGGTTTGGCGCATCACATACACATTTCCCTCAGCACCCTCCAAATAATCGCCCTCTTTTTTACTTGATTTATTTGATGCTGTTGCCTTGGAGTTCGTTTTTGTGGATTTGTCAGACTGACTTTTACGCTTCATCGTTGTTGCAGGTTTTTTACCAAAGTTTAAATCTAACCAATACGCTTTAACGCCGGTGTAGGCATCTCTATCAGCCAGGCTAAAATTATGCTTATCGCCAGATTCACGCTTGATAGTGATAATCGGCAATGGCTTACCGCTACGCGAAACACCTTGGCTGGGAATAATAAACAGCAACATGCCGTTTTTGATTGTTGCAATAGCACCGAGCATTTCCGCCATCCGGCTTAAAAAACTGATATCACTTTCATTCGTTTGGTCAGCGTGATCAATTTCAATATTCATCAACTGACGACTGACGCCGGGCTTTAAATTGTATCGACCGGCAATCGCGCTCACGACTTTTGCAACGGTGATATCGTGCCAGCTATATTCGCGTTTTACGTTAAATTCCTGGCGAAAGTCGGCGCTTCTCGCCGTAACAGTCAATTGATCGGGGGGGCCGGAGTGACTGATTTCATCGACTGTGAAAAAGCCCTTGTGTATCAGCGGCTCCCCCTGCCAGCCAATTGCAACAGAAATCTCGACGCCGCGCGGCGGCAATGCGACTTTACCGTCTGAGTCGTCAATGACCAATTCAAGCGTATCCGCTTCAAAGCCCCGATTATCAGTCAATGAGAGTGAAATCAGTCGGTCATTCAGCGTGGTGATTTGCTGACCACCGATCATCAGATCAAAGGCGGGTTGCTTGACGTATTCACTCGTCATTAAATTATCAAGAAAACTCATGACCCACCCAATTCCGATTTATTTCAGTTCATCATTGCCGCACGCGTGCGCGTAGACAATTGGCGGGCGTTGTCGCGGTTCCACGACACGGGGCACAGCATGATTTTCTGTTGCCGAGCTATCACTATAACAACATGTTCAATCATGAGAGTAAAAATCATGGCCGCTTTTCACCACGGCGTATCTGTTACAGAAACAACAAAACTCAGTACGCTAATCCGTGACATTGATTCGTCAATTATTGGCGTGGTTTGCATTGCTGATGATGCCGATCCTGAGACGTTCCCACTTGATACACCGGCATTAGTAACGCGTATTAACAGTGTCATCGGTAAAGCCGGGAAAACCGGGACGCTGTACACCACATTGAAAGCCATTTCTGATCAGTGTAGCCCGAAAGTGATTGTTATTCGTGTTGCTGACGCAGCGAAACAAAAGTCGGGAGAAGATACCAAAACACAAGATCAGCTTGTTATCGGCGGGGTTGGGACTGATGGACGTTACACCGGCCTATACGCTCTATTAACAGCGGAATCCAATGTAGGAGAACATCCACGAATTCTAGCAGCCCCCGGACTTGATACGCAGCCCGTCGCGGCTCAGTTAGCGATATTTGCTGAGAAGTTGCGAGCATTTGCATATATCGGCGCAAATGGCAATAAGACGCTTGCTGACGTGAAGAAGTACCGCGAAAACTTCAATCAGCGTGAACTGATGGTGATTTATCCAGATTTCATCACATACAACAGCCAGTCTGGAAAAAATGAAACCATTCCGGCTACAGCTTTCGCGTTGGGATTGCGGGCGCGTATTGATGCAGATCAGGGCTGGCATAAATCGCTGTCAAACGTTGCTGTCAATGGGGTGCTTGGCATTTCGGCTGATATTTGGTGGACACTCCAAGGCGCGGATACTGACGCCAATGACCTCAACAGCAAAGGCGTAACTACGCTGATCAAAAGGGATGGTTTTCGTTTTTGGGGTAATCGTACTTGTGACAGTGAAACCTACTTCTTTGAAGTCTATACCCGCACCGCTCAGATCTTGGCAGATATGATTGCCGAAGCCCATTTCTCTTATATTGATAAGACGCTGACGCCTTCACTCATTAAAGACGTGATCGATGGCATTAATAGAAAAGGAGTGCAACTTGTCACAGAAGGGAAGCTGTTGGGCTTTGAATGCTGGTATGACCCGGCAGACAATCCGAAAGAAAGTCTGCGGGATGGTAAAGCACATATTCGTTATAAATATACACCAGTGCCGCCGCTGGAAAATCTGCAACTCACGCAAACTTTCACTGATGAATATTTTGCCGTCTTTAACCAATTGGGTTAAGAACTCTTAAGGAGAATACACAATGGGTATGCCAAAAAAAACTCTTTATGTTTGATACCTATATCAACGGTCAAACTTATTTAGGGCAAGTTGAAGAAGTTACTACGCCGAAATTGTCATTAAAAACTGAGGATTATCAAGGGGCCGGGATGCCGGGATCTGTTGCCGTACTCGTTGGCATGGATGGCGGGGCCCTTGATATGGATGTGACGATGGGCGGCATTGAAGCAGCATTGTTAAAGACGTGGGGCGGTACGCTTGACAGTCTGCAATTGCGCTTCGCGGGTTCTTATTATGATGACGCAACAGGGCAAACTATCGCATGTGAAATTCAGACGCGTGGCCGCTTTACGGAACTTGATTGGGGTTCTGCAAAAGCGGGTGACAACACGCAACATAAATACACGCTGAAAAACACGTATTGCAAAGTCACGATTGATAACAGTGAAGTGTTCGAAGTCGATATGTTGAATTTAGTTTGGAAAGTGGACGGCAAAGATTTACTTGAGCAACACCGGGCCAATATCGGCCATTAATCTAACTTGACAGAACCCCTAATGGCTGTGATTGCATAGCCAAGTTACAAATTACCGGAGATTGAACCATGTCAAAAACCATTACCCTTTCAGAACCTTTAGAACGTCACAACGGGGAAAAAATTACAGAGGTTGTTATCACTGACACGATGAAGCAAGTCGGTGCGTTGCGCGGACTAAAATTGTATGACGTGATGACCAGTGATGTGAACTCGCTTATCACTCTGTTACCCCGCGTAACGCAGCCGCGTTTGACAGAAGCAGAGATTAATAGCATGGGTATTCAGGATTTCACGCAACTTGCGAGCGGTGTTGCTGATTTTTTAGCGCCGAGCTCGGAAGTCGATACGACCCAAGCACAGGACGAAAAATAATTCCCTGCCCGCTCGTTGAAACCGATGAAATTATCGCGGATATCGCGACGGTTTTTCACTGGGCCCCATCTGAATATGACGTTATGACCGTGCCTGAGCTGCTAAAGTGGCATGAGCGGGCGGCGGCACGCAATGGAAGTGATTCATGACAGATCGTAATCTGAATATTCGTGTGTCATTGAGCGCCGCTAATAAACTATCCGGCCCCGTTAGCGCTGCAAGTCGTGCGGCGGCGGCGCTGGCGTCTCAAATCAAATCCACATCAAGTGACATTAAAAACTTAGCCAGTCAAGCAAAAACGTTTGACAGGCTAAGCGATTCTATTAAAAAAAAACACAGAGGCTTACGACAAGGAAAAAGCAAAAGTTAAAGAGCTAGCGGCGCAATTTCCGAAATTCAGGGAGCAAACCGAAGAACAGCGTAAAATCCTGCTTGCAGCAAGACAGGAACGGGATCGCTATGGCCGCACCTTGGCTAAAGAAAAGCAGAAATTGCAGGCCGTGGGTGAACAGATGGATAGGCATAATATTTCTATTCGTCAGAGTGATAATGTTACCGCTCAAATTACCCGTCGCACTGAAATTTACAATCAACAATTAGCCGAACAACAACGGCGGTTAAATGCCGTTACACGCGCTCAGAGTAGCTATAGCAAAGCCAAAGAGATGCGCGGGAAGCTTGCCACGGCGGGGGCTGCTGCAACCGCGGGCAGTGCGGGCATTTTATATGCCGCATCTCGCATGATAAAACCCGGTCGAGATTTTGACGTGGGGATGTCAGGTGTTCAGGCATTAACCCGCCTTGATAAGAATGATCCTCGTCTTGCCATGCTTGAAAAACAAGCGCGAGAACTGGGAGCTAGCACAGCATTTACGGCGACTGACGCGGCGGCGGGTCAGAAATTCTTAGCAATGGCGAACCTTACCCCGGAATCTATCAAAGCAGCATTGCCGGGCGTGCTAAACATGGCATTAGCTGATGACGTGGAGCTGGGTGAAGCGGCTGACATTGGCTCAAACGTACTGACTCAGTTCAAACTTGATGCTGATCAGATGGACAGGGTGTCTGACGTTTTGACTGCCACTTTTACCCGAAGCAATACCAATTTGCGCGAGCTAGGCGAAGCCATGACCTATGCCGGGCCAATTGCTGCTAACTTAGGTATTAGCTTAGAAAGCATGGCATCAATGGCCGCAATGATGGCCGCGAATGGCATGCGCGGCTCGATGGCAGGTACGGCTTTGCGCGGGGGATTATCGCGCCTTGTTGCGCCAGTCGGCGCAGGCGCGGATGCTATGAAAGCGATGGGGATTAAAGTCAGCGGGGCCAACGGTAACTTGCGGGATATGGGCGACATTCTAAAAGAACTGGACCAAAAACTCCGCAAATATGATCGAGCCAGTCAAATCCGCATCAAAAAAAGATATTTTTGGTGAAGAAGCCATGGTCGGCATGGGCGCTGTGCTAGAAGGTGCCGCAAACGGCAAATATGACGAACAGAAAAAAAGCCAACGAAAATTCAAAAGGTGAAGCTGGGAAAGTTGCAAAAATCAAAACAGATAATTTAGATGGGGATATAAAAAAGTTTATCATCAGCGTGGCAAGACTTAGGAATACAGATCAAAAAAAAGTGTAGATCCTGCACTACGCAGTTTAACACAGCAACTTACCGAAGTTGCCCGCAAAGTGGGCGATTGGATGAAAGCCAATCCCGGATTAACGTCTGTATTAACAATGAGTGTACTTGTTATCGGGACGTTAATTGGCGCACTAGGGGCGCTTGCGCTAGCGGCCGCTGCTGTTATCGTGCCCTTAGCTGCGATGAAACTCAGTCTGTTTATGCTGACGGGTGGTGGCGGTATCGGCAAGTTAATTCCGTCCGTTGGTAGATTGACGGGGGGCCTGAAAGGGCTATTGCCATCGTTAGGTGGTGTAAGCAGAAGCGTTAAAGGTTGGGGGCCTATTTTCAAAAATAGCAGTGCGGCGCTGAGTCGTTTTGGCAGTCAACTCGCAACAAGCGGAGCAAATGGGTTTAAGGCATTATCTGGCGGCGCATCGGCGGCGGGGCGCGGGATCGCGATGGCATTCACGCAGCCCGCCGCTACGATGTCTATGCTGTTTAGCGGGTTAAAGAGCTCGGTTTCTTCGGCGTTCGGCGCACTGCGGAGTGGCGGAGCAATGGCAATTAGAGCCCTGATGAGCGGGTTTTCACTGTTACTCAGTCCACTTGGTCTACTAATTGTTGCTATTGTCGGCGCTGCGATATTAATCTGGAAATATTGGGAACCCATTAAAGCGTTTTTTGGTGGTTTTTTTTGATGGGCTGATGAAAGGGTTAGCGCCCATTAAAGAAGCATTTAAGCCCCTCGCTTTTATTTTTGATGGCATTGCCAGTGCCGTTAAAAAAACATGGGATTGGTTCACGAAACTATTCGAACCCGTCAATACAACATCAGAAAATCTCAAAGCCTGTACCGATGCCGGCAAGACATTTGGGGAAATCGTTGGCGCTGCAATCAGCGCCCTCATGTTACCCATTACAGCGGTAGCAAAGGGCCTCGGCTGGATATTAGAAAAACTTGGAGCGATTCCCGATGCCACAAAAGCCGCAGCTGAAGCTGCTGAGGTTATGAACAACAAACCCGTCAAAGTCTCAGACAGCACATCTAAGAAACTTGATCAGATGGGAGAAAAAGTTAAGCAACTCGTCGTGCCGAGCTGGGCCAGCGGCATTCTTCCTGCTCTGGGAGATAAAACTAAAGGCATTATTAATAAAGTCAAAGCCGCTGCCAGTGCTGCGGAAAAGAAAAAAACTTAAGCAAGACACTTCGGCCGGTGATAATAATATACCTGCATATGGTACTCAGGTTTACACCCCCAAAGGGGATAAAAAGAATAGTAAAAATTCAAGTGGCGGGGCCGCAAATACATCATCGCCCGATACTACGTCACTCGCTGATGCTAATAAACTGGGTGAGATTGTCTTTAAGAATCATCCCGCAGTGACTGCAATTGACGGAATGTATCGTGAACCACAACTAAATGTACCGCGTGCGTCATTGTTATCTCGACTCAAAGATTCTGCGATCGGGCTTGCCAGTGCTGTGCTGCCTGAACCCCAACCAGCATTCGCCGGTATTCCGGTACCGATTGATCTGAACGGAAATAGAAATGAGCGACAAAGAACAAGCGACAATTATACTTTTGAGCTGAATTTTTATGGCATTGATATGCGTGACAGCAAAGCGCTGGGTGACTTAGTAAAAGAAAAAAATACGTGAACTGATGCGAGAAACTAATACTCGCCGACGTTCCCGTTTAACTGACGGAGATTAATTTTATGATGATGATTTATGGCATGTTTGTTTTTATGTTGAATACCACGCCCTATCAGTCGCTCAGTCGTGAAATGGGTTGGCGACATGTGAAAAATGATCGGGTTGGGAAATCCGCGAAGTGGCAATATATCGGAGCCGGTGAAGATAGTATTACACTCGACGGAGTACTTTATCCAGAAGTTACAGGGGGCGATATTTCTCTTGAAGCCCTGCGCACGCTAGCGTATGCGGGCCGTCCTTGGCCGCTGATTGAAGGTACCGGCATGATCTATGGCATGTTTGTGATTGAAAGCCTGAATGAAACCCGCACTGAATTTTTCTCAGATGGTAAAGCCCGAAAAATTGAATTTACTTTATCACTGAAAAAAGTCAGTGAAGATATTCGAGAGGGCTTAAGCAATATTACTGCTGATGATTTACTTAATATTGTTAAATAATTTAGTACGCTTGTTGATTGTATTTTTATTTAAAACGTTAATAGTATCTTGAGATATCGCCGCAATATCATTGCGGATTTTTTCATTGTCACTTTTCTGTGATATAAGTTTTCTGTAATTAGTGGCTGGCATGATATTCATAATACTGCTTGCAGCAATCAAAAAACGACGTATTGACATCTCTCATCTCCATATCTTGAACACGAACAAGGGCCTCGCGGCCCTGTTTTTATTACTTCGGCACTTCCGGCCACTGCACATCAGGCGCTTGATTCACATCTACACGAGTCAGCAATACTCTGTATTTTCTCCATTCGAGTAGAGCTTCTTTCTCTGAGTCTGTAGCGACTTCTAAGTCAACAGAGTCTTGTAGCAATGAGATTGTTTCATTTGCTTGTTGTAACAGTGCTGCTTGCTGTTGTTTTGCTTCATTGATTTGATGAGACTTGAGTAAGTCTTTATCAACTATCCACTCTTTGCCGTTCCACGTATCAAAGTCGGTGGGCGGTTTCTTGAATGTCAGCGTGTCAGGCAGCTCACCGATTTCTGTTATCTCAATGGGGCCACGAGTCAGCGTGTCGTAAGCGATTTTTCCCCGGTAATCTGGAAGAATTTCCCAACGGCTTTTATCTTCACTTCTGCAAACAGCCTCATCATGAGATTTAGG